TCAAAAGATTGGTATTTGCGGTCGGAAGGTCGATATTGCAGGAGTGTACGTAATAACAAGTTTCGGCCTTTTAGCGGTATCCGCAGAGTAATACGACGACCAGAAACCTGCGTAATGCTCCGGTGTCTCTGGCAACGATAGCCTGAGATATAGGATTTTCGACGAGTTTGTTTGCGCCCACTGCGTCATTGTAGTTATATCAATATTAGACCATGTGTTATTTGTCCCTGTTATGGTCGCACTGGCTGACCCTGTAGTCGTAATATCCGTTGATGTATTAGAGGCCCCTGCGGAAGCCCAAGATGACCCAGTCTTGTAACTATTCCAGTTTACTTCAGACATTGCCATATCAGTCCGTACTACTCTATAGACTGATATCGTCTCCCCAGGTGTTAAACCTCTCGAATATGTATACAATGACAATATTGCCGATGTTATAGTTGCTCCGGCTGGCAAAGCGGTAAAATCAAACCTTCCCGTTCCCCTCAGATTTATACTGGTAGAATTGCCTGCATAGATAGATGTATCCGTACTTTGACTTGTGTCTGCATAATCGCCACGGATGCCGAACATGTTTGAAGCGGTTTGTATTGTCAGGGTTTCGGCATTAACGATAGGACAGCACACCACGGCCATCATGATCAACATAACTTGGGCAATGATTCGCTTCATGGATCACTCCTTCCTACGGAAGCTGGAAAACCATTTCAACAATAAGCCCCTTGGGGGCAGTGGAAGAAACCGCATCGACGTCAATGCGGAGAACGTCACCAGTCACAACGTCGTCATGGCTCGTGTCGATTGTTCCGGGGGTAGCTGAGGTCCGGGTCGAAGTCTCCCCCGTTTCTATTGCCATCAAGGTGGACAGCATTTCCGCGCTGTCGGTGATACTGTAGATCGCTACCGTGGTGCTGTTGGTCGTGCCAGCCGTTATAACGGTGGACGCGACCCTGACCAAGTTCATCCCGTTCAGCTCATCCGGGACGATGAAATATGCTTTGCCATCGCCGGTGGCCACGTCCGTGCCGTAGTCAAAAACTACTATTTCGACAACGCGCTTGCCGAAGTTCGACCCGGCCAGAGCGTCGGGGGTGATGGCCAGGGTGTCGCTTGTGCCGGTGTTCACCTCGATGGCAATTGCGAGTTCCACAATTCCGGATGCTGAGGTGGAGGCCGCAGGAAGGGCGGCGCTCGTCCAGTCCGTCCCATCGGACGTCATAACTTTCCCGGACGTGCTCGGAGCGACAGACGGGACATTGTGCGAGTCTTTCAATGCCTTTGCCGTGGCGAATTTGGCATCATCCGTGCCGGTATCCAGTTCCGCCCCGGTTGCTTTCACCGGCACCGATACTGATCCGGCCGCCGGATTGAGGAGTTCCCAGCGCGTGTTGGCCAGATTATATTGAACGATGCAGACGGCCAAGGCGCCCGGGATATCCCCTGCAGCGAGGGCGGACCCGCCGTTTTTCACGATCGTACGAGCCGTCAGACCGTCCGGGGCGAAGGTCGGCGTGGTCGTTGCATTGGCCGCAGAAGCGACAAAGGCGACCACCTTCATGTTGGCCAGGGTGATGTCCGGCGTGTAGTCCGCGGTGATCGCGTCCGCCGTCCCGGCCGCCGTCGCTATCGGAAGGCCCTGCAACAGCGCCTGCATGCTCAATGCGAAGTTTTCCCGCGTGATATTTTTGCTCGCCGGAGTACCGCCGGGGTCCGAAGTGAAGGGGATGAGATCTCCCGTAGCCATCGAGGTTGCCGGGGCGAGATCTTCGAGGGCAATATTCGCCGCGACGGCCGGCGTTGCGAGGATCAGAAACGCAGCAATGATGAGATTGATGATCTTTTTCATATTTTCTCCTTAAATCTTCACGGTTATGTATTTTCCAGATGCATCGAGAATTCTGTTCCCGGACGCATCGGTCAAATAATTAAGTTCCGTCAGTGCCAAAACAATTGGCAAACTCCAGCGCCCATTGCGGACCAGGCCGGAGATAATATCGTCTGCATTCCAGAAACGCGCCTCCCAGTCGTTGCCGGCACTGTCGTTGTAATCCATCACGTTCGAAATCCCGCCAACGGCCGCAATAATGGCCAAAAGCGCCGCTTTTTCGGCAGTGCTCAACTGCCCGCAGTTGATCTCGTGGAACAGCTTTACGATGCCATTGTCGTACACAAACGTGTTTTCCCCGGCCGCCGCCTTGATCTGCGGAGACATCCATACCTTTCGGACCGTCAGTTCACCCATTTCAGGCGCTGATGTTATGGTGCATATTGTCGCCGGCGACGTTCCATTATATGTGAGCGTGATCTGCGGCATCACGTTATCTCCAGATTGTGCGAGACGTCGTATCTTCCGGTCTCGACTTCCCGCCAGGACAATGAATCGCCGACCAGGCGGGCCGTGTAGGTGACATCATCCATATCCTTGAATGTAAACGTGTTGGCCGGGCCGTGGATCGTGTCGAAAAACGCGACCAGGCTCAGCAGGTCGGCCTCCGGAAGGAGCGGATCCGGCCATCCGATCGTTCGGGCGCCAGACTCGCCTTTCCGGGCACTGTAAGGGGTCCCGTCGTCCGCCAGGCGCTTGGGCTGATGATACCGCTTGTTCTGAATATACCCGGAAGCGTAGCTCGGGTTTACCGTCGGCGTAAAGCTGGCGGGCGGGGAGGCGCATGTATAGGTAATCTGGCTCATCAGTATTCCCTCACCGTCAGGTTGATCATGTCAAGTGAGTCCTTGTATCCGGGAGCAGCCCCCGCCTTGAGCACTTCGCAAAGCAAATTCCCCAGCGCCGCCAGCGTCACGCCATCGGCGAATTCGATATCGGAGATAACCATAAATGCCTCCAGGGTGATCTCCTTTTTCAGGTAGGCATAGCGTGCCAGGAAGAATGCCAGCAGATCAGCCGCCATAGCATCGTCCCTGACGAAGTCGAACAAAAAGAGATCCGGCTGCTCTTTCTCGCCGTAGGCCGCTATGGAGACGGGGTCCGTGTCCCGCAGGATGGCCTGGTATGCCGACCGACCCTCCGCAAGGCTCCAGTCTCGTTTATAGCAGAGGTTGATTACATTGATCAGCTCATCCCGCGGCGATTCTCCGACAACCACGGTGGTCGTATAATCGTCGTTCATGGCCGTCATCCCGGACGTGATGGTTTTAACCGAGGCGAGGCTGTCCGGCCGATACAGCAAATATGCCTTTGCGTTTGCAAAACGGAACCAGCATCGGCACTGCCGGGCCATGTAGGCCAGCCATTCCTTGATCTGTTTCCGCTCTTTGATCACCATGGCGAACTTATATCCCTTGGCCGCAAACGGGGTAGCTGCATCCGTAACGAAATCAGCGACCGCCACGACCGGACTCGGATAGGTATTGAGAAAATGCCGGAAGACATGATCCGGCAGCTCGATCAGGGCGTTCGGCGTGCCGGTGAAGGTGCCGGAACCGTCGTCCTGATAGCCCTCACCGTCTGCGGCATTCGGGACCCCATCCTTGCTCAGTTCGGGGGCAATCTCTCTGGTTTGGCACATTTCTACTTTGTCGATTTTCAGGGACGACGTGCCGCCCAGGAGCTGCCCGCCTGAATACACAATGGCGATGCTGCCGGTATTCCAAGTCCCGGTTTCTGCGACCTTATGGGGCGAGGTGATCGACGGGTGCCATCCGGTTGTATCCACGGTTCCGATGGTAACGGGTGATCCGCCGACGGTGATCGACAGTGTGGTCGCAGCTCCCGTCGCGGACTGGTCTGCATGGATAGCAGACACGGTTAACGAGATGTCGCCGTCAAACGGGGCCGTGGCCGAACAGGTCAAAGATATATTTCCCGGAACGATACCCGAGACCCCGCCCCACGCAACGGATGCGGGAGACGCCCCGGGCGATGCGATCAATCCAGCCGAAGTATATTCCCAGGTCGCTATTGTCACTCCTCCAGCCGCCTGGAGGTAAAATGTTACTTTTCCGCCGGGGGAAGGCAAGGAATCTACCACGGCGCTCCAAGTGATGATGATGGCTTGTGTGGGCGTCCCCGAATATGATAACTTGAATGACGCAGGGAACAACATATACCCGCCGTTCCCGTGACTTGAGCCGTTGAGACGGTACGCGTTGAGTGTGATTCCCGTGAAATCACCGCTTGTGGAGGCTGTATCAGGGTTTTCCGACACGGAGCACGTGAAATAGATCAGATAATATTTTTCCGTCACCGAACCCGTTGAATCCGGGGTCGCGTATGTCCCTGTCGCTGATGGAACGGTTTGACTTAACGTCTTAGGGAGCGCCGTACAGGCATAAACCTCGGTCGTCATGACCGCGGGAACGGTTATTACCGCCTTACCTTCATACCCGGCAAGTTCGCTCCCCGTCTGGCCGGTATATATCGTGCAGCGATTCGTAATATCAATAGCTACACCGTCCGATGTCATCCCGTAAATCTTCGATATAGTCTTGACGGAGTGGTCGGCGAACATAAATACAACATCTAATTTTTTTTGCCGGACCATCGTGCCAGCCTGGTGGTGAACTATTGCGGTTGAATTGTATCCCCTGGTACACGCGATGATATGGGCGCCGGAAAGCGTGGTAATATAGATTTCCTCATCCTCAATGATGATCGTGTCACCCGCGGCGATTCCCCGAACTGCGGATAGATAAAAGTCACTTTGTTCCGTGAGGCTTGAGACGAAAGCAACATCTGTATATGCATCCGCGAACCCTGTTGATCCGAAAGTAAAACCGGCCCCAACCGGCCAAGCCGCGGCGGTTACATAGCCCATACGAACATGATCAGAGGCGCACGCGGGAAGGGCCGCCACGGCCTCGGGGGCGGTTGCAAATTGTGCAGCGACCTGATTTGTAGCCTCAATTGCATCGACAACTCCATCAGCGCCGATGTCAAACGCGACTGCGCCGTACATAAATCTGACAAGTGCGTCATTCCCCGGCACAATGCCAACCGAATCAGCCGCTTTTTCATACATAACCCCGGCGATCTCATACGAAAACGCACCATGTGCCACCCTTGACGTTGTTGAGCCCATCGTTAGGGCCGACCCACCGCCGCTTATCGTTGAGGGGAGAGTCGTCTGATCAGCAACATCCAGACCTATAAGCGGTGCGCCTTCAACGATTCCATAGATGATCGGGAGCTGATATCCGACCTTATTCAAATCACATAGCGGATAATCAGCCAGGGAAAGCACGTTTCCGACATATTTGTCCAGACTGGCGCCCTCATCCACCAGGTCTACCTGGAAATACAGTTCGTTCTTCTGCGAGATGTTGCTGATATTCCCAGTCCACCGGGGGAATGGCGGGTCGGTGGCGGCATCCAGGTCCGAGTCCCACTGATAGAGCACGCACCGCAGCTTGCCAACGGGCTCACCCCGGAGGAGATCATGGATGCTCGACGCCGCGTTCGGATCAATGATGATATCGACGCTGAAATCCGACACGATAGGCATGGACAGACCGTTGGAAATGTCATCGTCAATGGTTCCCCAGCGGGCGATCAGGGGAAGAGTAACTATGGGCGGATCGTCCCAATTCGTGATGGTAAAGATACGATCCGACAGGTATACCGTCCCGGCGACGAACGGTATTTTCAGAATCCAGACGGGCGCGGACCCGGTCTTTTTATTTTTTGCTGCCTCAAATAATGGCGTAAAGGACAACATTTAATTCACCCGTGCATCGAGGTTCCGCATTTTCGTTCTGAAAATTCTGATAGTTTCATCAACTATTTGCTCAGGAGACTTATTTTGCCCCCGGATGTTAATCGTCGGATGAAAATCAATTAACGCCCCCCCGCCGGACGCCTTTACCCCGAGTTTCCCGTCCGATCCGCGAGTCAGGGGCATGATGGCCTCGGTTCCCGCCTCCCCCATAAGTCCGAATCCCTTGGCCATAGGGAATAGTGTCGGCCTGTCGAAAATCCCACCAGACGCGAAAGGGATCACGTTTCCGCGATCAAATGCGAGGCCGTTCGCCGCAAATTCCGTATACCCGCCGCCGGTAGGAGGGATACCGGGGTTTCCGCCGGTTCCGTCGTTTCCTCCGCCGCCGCCTTCCTTTCCGTTGACGGTATTTACCGTGTTCACGGTCAGTGTGATCGTCTTGCTCTGAATACTGTCCCACATAATTTTAAATCCGGAGACCGCCGCTTGTGCCATCGCGGTGTCTACGGTCAGCGCGATATTTTTATCCATCTCGGAGATTTGGCGGGATAGATCGATAACCTTGTTTGTGTAGTCGTCCATTTCCTTTTTTGCCGATTCCATCGCCGTTTTGAGCTTGGCCTCCCAATCCTTCACGGTTTCGATTTCCCTTTTTTTGGCATCGGCCGCTGCATCGATGTTCTGCTTGATAAGGAGGTTGGCCTCGGCTACGTTTTTCGTGACATCGACGATTGACTGTTCCGCCGTTTGAATCGTTTTCTGTTTCGTGACATAGCCCGTGCTCCACATGTCACGCTCTTTTTCATACTTCACGACTTCGCCCGTCAATTCCATCTGCGAAGCCTTATAAGCCTCAAGCGTCTTGATTTGCGCCTCTCCGGTCTGCGTCTTGGCCTGCTGCAGCAACGCTTCCGATGCGGCCTGCTTCATGTAAAATATTTCTGCGTCGTTCGCCTGTTTTCCCTGGGCGATCATGAGCTTTTCAGTCAGTTTTACCGTGTCATCAACGGCTACACGCTTCGCATCCGCAGCCTTCGCCTCGATTGCCGCGAGCTCCTGGGTCTTGGTTTTCATCGCGTCCGTGGCCTTTGCGTGCTGGGCGGCCAGGGCGTCAAAGTATTGTTTCCACCCGGCGAGACGCTGTTCATTGGCCTCCTTTTCGATTTTGAGGAGCTCTCCCTGGATCTTCATTTGTTCGGCCGGTTTTGCTCCCGACCTTTCCAGCGCGGCCGCGATCTCCTTTTCCCCGGCGATTCGGGTATTGTAAACGGATTCGAGGGTGGCCAGATAGGTTTCCAGCCCTTTGCTCATCTGCGCGATGGTTATGTTTTCCTTCTTCAGGATTTCAGCGAAGCCATCGCCCGCAAATTTAAGCCGGTCTTCATCGAGCTTCTGCATGATGGCGCTGAGGGATTCATACGCCTTCTGCAGCGCCTTTGTCTGCTCGGCCTGATCGGCGATAGCCTTCAATTTCTCGCGTTCCGCTTTGAGTTTTTCCTCCGCGGCCGCGATATTTTCCTTTGCGGATTTTGCCGCCTCTGCCGCCGCCTTTTTTTCTTCTTCGGTCTGTATGCCCAGGAGGGCGTTTCGCTGTTTCGTCAAATCATTGGCCAGACCGACGAGTTTATTGTGGGTATCCGTCTGGAATGTATACTTTGCCAGGCCCGCAGCCGCGTTTACAACAGCGGCATCGAGGCCGTACATCCCCGCCAGCATGTAAGTTGATATCGATATCGATAATTTTCCGACCGATTCTTTGACATCGTTTATCGTGGCGTGAAATCTCTGAACACCTTCCGCGGCATTGGCGGACATTTCTCCCATCTTTGCGGCCTGCAGGGCCGCATGGGCCATTGCAATGTCATACAGATTTATATCCTCGACCCCTGCCGCCATCGCTCTGTTGACGAGGGCTATTTCATCCTTTGCAATCAGTCCGTACTGCCGGAGGGCGCGAGGCATGTTTGTGGAGATGGCATCCGTTATCTTCTCGTAGGCGGTCTTCACGTCCTCCCCGGTAACACGGGCGGCGACCCGCGCCGCTTCCATGATATGTATCATTTCGTCGCCGCTGAAGCCCTGCAGCATGCCTTTTATGGCCTTCTGCATGATGTCCGAATCATCCACGGTACCGGCGGCGGCGCGGCCCATATCGGCAATAATACTATCGGCACTTTCCCCAACGGATTGGGCGACGCTACGGAAGGATTCTTCCGCCTGCTCCGCCTTCGCGCCCAGCTCGGCATACTCCATCGCCTTGTTGACGGCCATCCAGGCGGCAGTGGCTTTAATGGCGAGATCCGTAAAGCTCTTCTGTAGTGTGTCCATTCCCGCAGCCGCACGGGGACCTGCTTTCTCGACGTTCCCGAGAGATTTTTCCGCCTCGGAGCCGAACTGTTTGATCGTCACCGACCCGTTGTCGTTTACGATGAGCTCTATCGCGATGGTGTTTTTATTGGCCATTCAACATATCCTCAATCAATCCGAGGTCCTCCCATTCCTCCAGGGACAGGGAGTCCGGCCCGAATGGATATCGGGCCTTTTGCAGCCTTCGGAGCCAGAACATCTTTCGCGTGTAATCACTTAAATCCTCTTGTTTCTTTTTCTCGCATTTTGAGCACGTCCAGGAGAGCAGATCGCCGAATTCCTCCCGGCATTTTCGCTCCTGGGCGACGTCGCAAATCCCGCGCCGGAGCGCAATCAGATCTGCGACAAAGGGTGTTCATCCTTACCCTCCGCAGCTCCGACTGTGGCGTCTCCCGCCGTATCACCGGCTTCACCTTTTTGGGGGGCTTCTTCCTCCTCTTCGAGATCCGGCGTTTTGGCCATTGCAGACACTTCGAATACCATTATGGCCAGCGCGGCCACCAGGTCCGAGGCGTATTTCCGGACGAGAGTCTTCCAGGCCGGATCGTAGTTGGGCGATTTGGGGTCCCAGGAGATCGGCCGCCCTTTAACGATGAAATCACCATCCTTGAACCCTGCGATGATTTTCAAGCCGTGTTTCACCCGGGTCTCGCTGGTCTTATTCTCGACTTTATTGCCCTTGCGGATAACCTGTTCGCTGGAGTAACTGATGCGCTCCTCCGTCGTGGGAAGATAATAGAAAAACGTAATCGTTGAGTTCGAGATTTTGTCCTCGAACATCATTTCGCAACGTTCGTCGCTCAAATCGCGGGGCATTTTATAAAATCCTTTCTCCCGCCGGGGCGGGAATGGAATGGTTTGTGTAGCGGTGCGGCCGCGCGCATGGGCGAGACCGCACCGGAATGGTTACGCGGCGTAGGTCGCCTGAAGGTTTTTCACGTTCACGATCACCGAACCGTAGGTGTCGTCCTCCAGGACGAGGAGATCTCCCGACTCGGCCAGGCGCTTTCCGTCGACGGTGAGCGGCGCCGTGAGCAGCCCGACCTTCGGGAATATATACTCCACCTGGTATTTGTGGGGTGAATCGTACACCGCCCCCTCCAGGAGGATAGAGACGCCGATTGTGTCGTTGTCGGTCAAATGCTGCTGCATGATGAAATCGCGGAATTCCCGATCCAGCTTTAATTTCTGCACGCGGCCGTCGCGGAGCGCCCGGGAGGCATATGACCCGCCGCCCCCCGGCGCGAACTCGACCTTCAGGTTGTTGTTGAGGGACCTCTCGATCGATTTCACCTCGGCCGCAAGCTCCCGGCCTCCCAGGAATGTCGTCCCGTCCCATTTTCCGCCCACCTTCAGGGTCAATTCCGAGACCCGCAGCGGCGTCTCATTCACCCTCGAGGGGAAGGTCATCCAGCCGGTTTCCGTGGGGATATAGAGCACCTCATAGGTGGCGTCGGTGGATTCGATGATCGTCCCAGGATCGGTCCCCGCGTCGTATGGCACAGCAAATCCCGAGGAGTTGACCGGGACGGAGATCGAATCATCTCCGATGCGGGTGACCGTCTGCTCGCCGTTGAGCCCGGACCAGTCCGCCTGGGTGATCCCGGCGATCGTGACCTTGTCGCCGTTGACCAGGCCGTGGCCGACCCAGTTGACCACGCAGGCCGCCGCCTGGGAGAGCCCGGCAATCGCCGCGGCCGTGGCCGGAGGCGTGATGGTGATGACGGCGGGGGTCGCTCCGGAGACCGCAGAGAAGGCGACGTCCTGATACTCGGCGCTGTTCGGCGTCAGGACACGGATCTGCTGGACGTTCTGGAGCCTGGTCGGGGCGTCCGCGCCCTGGACAGCAAGGGCCGCCAGCGTCAGCGATGTGGCGTCAAACTCCGCCGTAACGTTCTCCTTGACCACATTGTCCGTGTGCTTTCCGGTGCCCTTCACCGTAGCCGAGATTTTGGCCCAGGAGTCCCGGTGGAAGCTCGCCGTGATCGCGTCGACAAACAGCGAGGCGAAACGCCTCCGGAGGACGGTACTTCCGTAACGCTGCGCCGCCGTGAAGGAAGGCAACGACCGGCTCCCGTCGAGATCTCCGTTGATCGGCGTGATGGTGTGCTCATAGCCGGTTCCGGCGGCGGCCGTCGAAACGGAGCCCAGGCCGTAGCCTTCCAGAAAGGCGAAGTGCTGCGGCTGGGCCTTGTCGAAGCTCGGGGAAAAATTGGCAATGTCGCCCAGGGCATAGATTGTGTCGGGCTCTTCCTTGCCCGTGGCCTCATTGGCATTCGACTCGCGCCGGGGGGCGAGATTGATCATATCCTTCAGCGCGCAGAGCATTGTTGTATCCAGCGTCTGCTCCGTATTGATGGCCGTCTCTCGCGTGTTCGCGCTGACGGCTATCAGGTTGTGTGTTGCCCTGTATGACCTGGTCATGATTATTTACCTCCGTTCTTTTCCGAAGACGGCCCGGAGACCGTCTTCTTGATTTCGGCCTTCGCCGGTTTTTTCTCAGCGGCAGCCGGCGTCGGCGCGCCTCCGATCCTGTCAAAGCGCCGCTCCTCCCCCGGTGGAATTTGGTCATAGACCTTTCCCGGGGCAAACGTCCGCCCGGCAAAGGGTCCCTCAACCGGTGTGAATGATTCCTGCCCTTGTTTCAATCGGTACATGTATGCTCTCCTTTCTGGATGCCGGATCAGGTCCGGCATGACGGTTTATCTTTCAATTTGCCTCGGCCACGATCGCGCACAGCCTGCATTCCGCAAAATGACACAGTGCCCCGCCGAACATCCGGGGCTCGATGGCATCGCCCTGCAGGCCGACCGCCCCGTCCATCGGCCCCCAGTCCGGATCGATCGTGAGGCATGTTCCGTTCAGGGTTTTATTGGTCCTAAATGCTACGCGCAGATCCTCCAGGTGGTCGTCAAATATAATCCCGGTCGCTTCATCATCCTTCAACGCCATAAACCGCCGGAAGGCGAATATATGGGCGATTTCGGTTTCGCCGATCGTCTGTTGCCTTTCCTGCCATTTCTCCCGGGCGAACGCGCAGCCGTTGATCCGGCCGGCGGGGTCCTTATAGAAATCGATGATCTTGTTCCAGTCGTTCGCCAGGCGCTCATAATCGTGGACAACGCCGATTCCTTCGACGCCCGCCAGGATGGCCTTGATCTGCTCCCTGATATCCGCCAGGCTCATGCGCTCACCGCCTGTACGATGTCTCCCGGGATCTGCTCCAGGATTGCCAATACGCGGTCCTCATTTTGCTCAAATCCAAGACCAAACATATTCCGTGCCTTCGTGCCGCGTTTCGATATCGCCCGGGCGATGCAGAAGGCCGCGCTCTGGGCCTCCTTCCCGGACAGGCCGAGTTTCTTCTCGACCCAGAACTTGATCGGCGCGATCGGCGGGAAGTGCGGCTTGGTTCCATATTCCAGCGACTCGCCATAGATCGCGGGCGTCCCGACCAATCCCCAGAAGCTCTCGCCGCGGAGACTGACCTCCTGGAATATCGTGTCCCGGATATGGATCGGCCCGGCGCCCTCGGGAGTGAGCCGTTTGACAGCCGCCTCAAGGAGGAGCAGCCCCTCGGTCAGCCGCGACCTGGTTGCCTTTGCCGAGGCCTCCGGATAACGCCTTGTCAGCTCCTCCAGGGCCTTTAGATCGACAGACATCTTTATGTTTTCAGCCATATTTTTGCTCTCTTCCGCGCTCAGCGGTACCTCCGCGGGTGCGTCGCTTTATCTCCGGCCCAGCTCCCCGCCTTATCCTGATCCCTGGTCACCGATGCCGCGGGCGTCTCGCCCTCCTTGATGCCCAGGTGATCGAAATACATCTTCCTGTATGCCCGCGCCCGGGAGGAGTACTCCGAGGCCTTGCTCTTGTGATCGACGCTGTCGGCCATGATGGTGCTGTCCGACGTCTGCGAGTAGTAAGCCGCCAGTTGCTCGCAGAATATCGAGGCGGCCAGGATCTGGAGGGCCTCCTCGTCATAAGACGGAACCGTGCAGGCAGCGTCCGTGCAGGTGTGCAGCGCCGTGTAGGTGATCCGGAGCGATTCCGTTGCCGCCGGAGTGTCCTCCAGGAGGCGGAGGTATTTCCCCGTCGGCTTATGGTAGATCTGCCAGGCGTCATCCTGGAGAATCGCCGCCGCCTGGGTTGTATCGTCCAAAGGGTATTCTACAGACTTGATCGTGGAAAATCCGTCAATCCAGGAGGCCAGGAGCGTGAGCGCATAGTCAAACGAGCCGTTTCCGACCTCGTCCTCGGAGACGATCAAGGGCCTGTGGCTGCTGTATTTATTCAGCGCTGCGGAGATTGCGAAGATCTTCTCCGGCTCGCCCAGCGGAAGCGACCCGCCCACCAGGTGCCCGATCGCCGTGATATAGTCCTGCCGTGTGCTCATGGCTGCCTCAGTTTTTGAATATTCCGGATATCTTGTACGTAAACGATGAAGACGAACCGGACGTTACGTGTTTGATCCTGATGTAGTTTCCGAAATTCGTTATTGCTGAACGGACATTTTCCACCGTGGTGATTGCAGAAAGCGTCGTGTGCGTGTACCAGTTAACATTATCCGGAGATGTCTCAATCGTAACGGTGAGCGTGCATGAGCTGACTTCTGTGGTTACGTTTACAAATATTTGCGCCTCGGTATAGGCACTGACATCAAATGCAGATGAATATGCCGTCTGCACTCCATAAACTGCCAAACTGACAAACGCTATCTCGCGCGTTTTCCGATCCTCCGCCCGGAGGGCCGAAACCAGACCGAGCTGCACGATTAAAATAACCGCCAGCGCCGCCAGCATCGCCCAGGCGCGGAGATTAGATCCCCGGACGCCTGTATGCCCGTCCCGGTTCTCCGATCGCCCCGTACAGGTCAAATTTGCCAATTTGCGCAAGTTTGCTATCCGTCGTTTCATCACTGCCACCTCCCGGTCCTGGATTCCGGCTTCCGCCGGAATGACTGCTTCGCTGTTTTCGGCCTCCGGAATCCGCGACCGGTTGATCGCGGCGCCTGGAGGCCGGCGGAGGGTCTCCCCTCCGCCGGGTATATCTCTCCTGCCGGAGTCTTAGGTCTGGATCGCCGTCCTGGAGACCTCGTACCAATGCGTCCCGTCGGTAATGAACCGGACCGCGTAGAACCGGCTCGCCGTGCTCGCGCAGGTGAGCGTCCCCACGGACGAAACAAGCGTCGCGTGGAATGTCACGACCTCGTCTCCCGCAACTCCGACGCCAGTGGCGATGACGATCGTGATTTCATCCCCGGCGGTGCCCGCCCCCGAGAAAGTGATTGTCGTGTCCTCGTTATCGTTGATGGCCAGGGTGTAGAGATTCGACAGGCCCACGGTCAGCGTGACCGCAGCCCCCGGCGTCAGGACGCTGGCGGCCGAGGCGAGCTGAACCTGGCCGGTCCTGTTGGGAATCGTCACGGTCCGGTCGGCCGTCGGATCCACCACGGTGACCGTCGTCTCGAAAGCGTCCGCCGTGGCCCCCTCGTAAAGCAGGCCGTTGGACGTTCCCGTCACAGCGTTGGCTGCATCCGCTCCGTTCGTGGCCAGGCTGGAGAGCATCACCGTACCTGAAGCATCCGGCACGGTTACAGTCCGATCCGCCGTCGGATCCGTAACGGCAATCGTCGACTCGAATTCGTCCGCCGTCGCCCCCTCAAAGACCAGAGGCGTCGCCCCGGAGAGTGTTCCCAAAACCGTCAATGCGGAGCTGTCAAAGTAATTTTGAAACGCTACCAGGTAGTCGGTTGTGCTGATCGCATATCCGACCTGCTGGCTGTAGGCAGGCGCGGACTGGGTGATCGCCGCGGCCGTCTCGGAGAGATACCCCGGCTGCCCTTCGGAGAGAGTGGACCATCCGGACAGGATTCCGAAGGCGATGATCTCCACCTTAGCCCCCGAGGCCGCCCCCTTGCCGACGATTCCGCACGCGGGCCGCAGGGCCGCATCGTTGGCGTCCGCCTTGTAGGCGTACCCGTCGGCATCCTTGATCATGACCACGTTGCCCGTGGCCAGGGTTTCACCCGCCGTGGCGGAGAACCTGGCCCACACCTGTTTGACGCTGTAGGCCGCGAAGGACTCCGTGACCAGGAACATCAGGCAGATCAGAAGAACGATGCTGCCGAGCGTGAATTTTTGACCTATATTTTTTCTCATTTTCAACCTCCTGATTATATGTCTGTTTTCACTGCCCCTGGCGGGGTCTATTTTTCAACCCCGCCAGGCGTGGGGTTTCCCGTCGGTCGCGTCGCTTATCCGGCCACGACGGCCTTGTAGCCGGTACGGTAATCGATCACGGCGCCGGCGTACTCATGCCGGATCTTGTGCCTGATCTTGTCGGCCACGAACACCTGCTCCGACTGGGGCGAATCGGCCATGAACAGCTCCGGTTCCTCGCGGCCGTTGAGGTATCCCATCTCGACAACGTCGGCGACGCCGGGCGGCAGGATCATGTACCAGTCGGTCGCGTCGGTCAGCAGTGACAAAACGACCGGGTTGACCTTGCCCCTCAGCGGGTTGGGAACCTTGGTCGTCAGATCGTTCCCGGTATAGTAGAACTCCTCGGTTGCGATCTTCTGGATCGTCTCCATGAGATCGATCGGACCCACCAGGTTCGGCAGGATGCTCGGGTCATCGAGCAACCCGAGCCGTTCGCTGCTGTCTTTTTCGGTCATCGCGGCCAGCGCTTTGTAGGCGATCAGGGCCGTGGCATGGGTCAGCGCTGCGGCCCCGAGGTTCACATGGGCGCCGCCGCCGGTAAACCATGCCGTGCCGTCCGAGCAGTTGGCGTTGGCGACGGCGAAATTCCAGACGTATTTCGCGTGGGTTCGCCTGGCCGCCCGGCCGAGGCCGTTGATCAGCCGCTGCACGATCGACAGATCATCGTTGATGATCGTCTTGCGGGTGATCGTCAGGATGTTCCCCTTCTGCCCGACCGTGTAGGTGGACTCCTCGTCCGTAACCCCGCCGATCTCCGCGTAATCCGCTGCTTCCGGATCTACCGTGGACAGATCGGAGAATCCGCCGACGAGCACCGCTTCCTGGGCGCGGAAATCCCGCACGGGCTTGCGGATCGAGATCAGGAGATCCTCGCGGAACTTTGCATCCCGGTATGAGGCGACGAGACGCCGCGCCATCGTGTTGCCCAGGACAAAAGAGAACGTCGCGCTCGTGATGTCCATCCGGCTGCGCAGTTCCGACGGCAGGTTTCGACGCTCGAAACGGCCGTTCACCTCCGCATCGCCGGTGAAAAAGGCGTACATCTCGCGGAGGCTGCGGAACGCCGGGACCTGGTCGTATCCTGCCAGGTCCTGGGTACTCCGGACATCCTGGAAGAATGGCTGATTATCCAGCCGCCGCATCCCCGCCAGCGTCGACAGTTCCGCGCCCGTCAGGCCAAACAGATGGTCGCAGGCCATGCAGGCCCGCTCATAGGTTCCCAGACCGACGCTGATCCCGGAGATCGACACCGGAGTCGGCTCCGCCGTCGTATTGATCTTCGCCAGGTAATCCTTCTCGTCGGCGATCGCCTTGGTCAGGTCCGCATCCATGAATGCATGCCCGGCAAAGGTCGTCCGGATCCGCGCCTGGGCGATCTCCGGCAGCTCGCTTTTGGCCAGCTCGCGATCGAGCGCCATTCCGCAGGCCATCACCTGCAGCTCCTGTTTGGTGGCCAGTGTTGCCGGGTCCACCTGAAATCCACTCCGGGGTTCGTCTATAGCCATCTGTGCAATGGCTCCCACTTCCTGATCGGTGGCGGTGTCGAACACCTTGCCTTTCAGGAGGTCCGGCCGCAACTTCATGATCAAATCCCACAAACTTTTCTTCATGGTTTCCTCCTCGTTTCGGGCCGGCAGATCAGCCAATGCCCTGATAAATTTCCCGCCGGCGGCGGGCCTCGTGACCACATCCACGCCGATGACCCGGTTGAACTTGTAGATGTTCATGCATTCCTTGCCATCGACCGTTTCCTTTTTCGCCCGGACGGCCGCGTCCCACGACAGGCCGTAGACCGGTGCGCCCGCGTCCATCGCGGCGAGCATGTTTTTTCCCAACTGCTTGAAGCTGTCGAGGAAGTGGACCACCCCCTTAAGCCCCTCTCCGGCGACGTACCGGACGTTGTCCAGCCAGCCGGCCTTGTTCTTCACCAGCAGTTCCTTGACGTCGGCCAGCGGGCCGCGGACGTGGGTGGCGCCCTTGCCGGGCAGTTCGTAGAGATTGATGTCCGACTTTTCGAAGAGCCCCTCGTCAACGGCCGCGCGCAGAGCTTCTTCCCGGATATGCCAGCCGTTCCGGGTGTGCCCCGCCTCGCAGACCGTCACGTCCCAGGACGATCCCTCGACGTCCTTTGCGGCCCCGATGAGCATCACGAGGCCTACGCTGTCGGCATCATCGACGACGAGCACTTCCTGTACCGAGCGCACCTCGATGTATTGCTGCTCCACCTCGACGTGGTTCTCGCCGAGCTTCACTTCGCCGTCCAGGATCGACCACCCGGCCTTGTAGTATTTGCCGTCCCGCTCATAGATCAGGTAGGAGGGAAAGACCTCCCGGACCCAGGTCCGCGCGGGCTCGATGCCGTCGCTTTCCCCGGGCGGCGTGAAAAGCTTCCGGACCGCCTCCCAAAGCATGTCGCGGATCCGGTCCAGGGACAGATCCACGGCCATTCCGGCAAGGGTTTCGACCTCGGCGTCCGTGAGCTTGTCGATATCCTTCCCGGCGAGCAGATCCGGCCGTTTGTCCCGGATCATCTTGAGCAATGCTGCTTTGTTCATGACTCCTCCTTACGCCGCCCCATTATTTTTTGGCCGCGCCCGTGATGGGCTTGCGCTTTGCGGCCGGATTGATCCCGGTAACGGAGATCTGGTCCAGGGCCTCGACCTTGTCGCCAGCCTTGAAGCGGACCTTCTTGCCGCCGTTGGTGACGATCGTCGCCACTCCGTCCTTGACGGCGCTTCCGACCACGTATTTGGAAACGATCCCGTAGGCCTCGCAAGCCGCGGCGATCAAATCCAGGGCGGTGCCAATGCCGTCAGATTTGTTCGAAATGTCGATCCCGGCGCCTTTGGCCAGCTCTTCGAGTGCCGCCTTCGTGATGTCCTCGTAGACCTTCCCGGCCAACAATTCAGGCTGTTTCCCCTGAATCAGATCCCACAATTGCTTTTTGTTCATGTTCGTTGCTCCTTTCGTCTCAATGGTTTATGGTCACGCCCAGCTCGACATATACGGCACGGTGTAACAACTGCAATTGATCGTGTTCTTCGCGGATCCCGCCGGATCCCGCGGGTACATCAGTTGTTCGCCGCCGACGTTGAACGGCTCGCTCACGTTCCGGATCTGGCCGACGGCCGCCAGGTGCGAAGGGCGCGGCATCCGGACATTCTGCCCGTGGAACCACTGCTTCTGCAGACCCGGGATCAGCTTTGCCGCCTCCGTCAGGCGCGCCTGGGATGCCATTTCGAGGACGCGGCCGGCCTCCGTCCGGGTAATCGTCTCGGCGCGCTTGGCGATGCTCGTGAAGATCGATTTATCCTTCAGGTTTTTTCCCACGGCTTCCATCACCTCGAACGGTGTTTTCTGTCCCATGAGCCCCATCGTGATTTCGTTGTTGATCCTGAGCGCGGCGTCTTTCGCCAGCCCCTTGATCAGGTCGGCGCCATAGCCCTGCATGATGCTGAGGACCGTCGTGTCGATCGCCGGGAAGGACGCATATATGCCGACCTCGCGGATGGGTGCGTCCACGATGTTGATGCCGTCTTCGAAAAAAGAGCGCTGCGCCTCCCGGAGTTCCACGCCGTATTTGTCTCCGAACTGCTGTAGTGCCCGTTCGATCGCGTTTTTCAGCTCCGGCAGCCGATAGGCCTGCCACTCCGTCGAGGCGACCGTCGCGGCGACCTCCTTTCGGGCGGCGGCGAGGAGCTCGATTACCTTCGCCACCGCGGCATCTTCCAGGCTTTGCGCCTGAGCGATCAGCTCCTTGACCTTCCGGTCGAAGGCGATTTCTTTTTTACTGCGCATTGTCGCCTCCGGGTCCGCCGCTCCGCAGCGCTTCCTTCAGTTTGTCGGCCAGCAGTTTGTCGTAGTCCTTTTCCTCTTCCTTCGGCGCCGCCGCGGCCGCGTCGATCTGCGTCTGCGGGTCGATCTCGTAGCCGAGGTACGAGGCAAAGAAGCAGAAGAGCTTGGTCGCCTCGTCCGGCGTTATCCACTTGTTGTTTTGGGCAATTGTGAGCGCCGTGGTGAGCTGCGGGACGCCGTTTACCAGCGTCGTAAGATCCCGTTTGGAGACCTCGGGCATCGTCGCCGTGACTTCCGCTTCGGCCTTTCCCTCGCCCAGACGGCGATGGATGACGGCCTGGTCGCGGACGAACCGGCCTATATCCTCCAGGAGGCTCTGGTACAAATGGCTCCGGGAATCCAGATCGGCGATCGGCACCTGGCCGAACTGCTCCGCCTCTGTCTGGTAGGCCTTCCCGCCCTCCCCGAACCAGGACGACGGCCGGCCTGCGCCGCCCATGACGATCGACTTTCCCATGTCGAACCCGCCCTTGAAATCGGCTGCCTTGATGTCCGGCGCGACGGCGTCCCATTCGACATTTTCATTATGGGCACGGATCGCCCCGGGCTCCGGCGGCGGGTTGTCGCGCAGCCAGTCGCGGATCTGGTCCGCGTTCATGCCCTTGAGCGTCACGTCCCAGACGAAATTCAGCAGGAACTCCGCCCGCTCCAGGTAATTGAACCCGTAGCGTTCGAGACCGTCAATCCAGTCGAACAGCGTCAGGTAATCGCTCCGCCCACGCGGCGAGTTCGGCGGGGCGTTGATCCGGTAAAAGAAGCACTCGCCGTCCAGGCGGCCGAAAGCCTTAGCGGTAAGTTCGGCGCTTTCCCGGACGGTGTTCAGCTTCCGGGTGTCGCGTCCGGCCCGGCTGCGCAACTCGATCAGCATGTGCTCCTCGATGTTCTCCGGGTTCACGAGCACGTCGACGATATCGGAGGGGTCCTCATAGGCCAGCGTTACCGCTCCATTGTAGGGGTTGACGACGACCGGCCAGATCTGTTCGCCCAGGATCGAGAGCCACATGCACCGATCCGGGAATCTCAGGTTGAGCTTGGTTTTCAGCGTGAAGGCGTCCAGGACCTCCTGGACGTCCGGATCGTCGGACGTCAGCTTGATCGGTCCGGAGAAGATGAACGATTTGTCCATCACCGCCAGGCGGCGCATCATCAGGCTGTTGTCCCACATGAAGTAGGCGATCTCGAACATCCGGTCCTGCGCCATCGGCATCAGGTCCCGCAGGCGCGAGTCGAACCCGGACATCCGACGGTATCCCTCGTTTTTCGGGTCGTAGTTCGCGGAGACCGGGAGCGCCATCTTTGCCCGCTGGATCTCCTCGGCGATGATGGTCCGGATTTCGGTATCGTTTTTCAGCCCCGGGGCCAGGTACCTGGCTATGGTTTCCCGAAATCTCATCGGCCACCCTCCATCGCCGTCCGGCTTCCCCTCAAATCTCCCCAAAAAACGCCGCTTGACAGGTGTCTAACAGTTGTCAAGGGGGTTCCCGGCTCGTAGTGGCCGTTCGGAAAGAAAATCGATCCTGGGGCATTTTTGCGCATCATCATGCCGCCCTCCGGAACCTGCCGAAAAGCCCCCCGGCCTTTGCCAGGGATCCGTAAACCCGCCCGCTGGTCGTCTGTCGTTTTTCGGGCTCCCTCCCCAGGCTCACCGCCTCCACGCCCTGGACCATGCTCACCGCCCCCTCGAGGGCGTCCGGCCCGTCGTCGTGAACGTTCTTGTTGAGGACGTAGATGAGCTGCTCGACGAGCGTGTCCTGGTCGCTATGGTGCTTCCGGAACTTCAGCTTTCCGTATTCGACCAGGTAGCTGAGGGTGCCGACGATCCGGGCCTCCTTGTTCGTCGAATGGGTGATCGGCCTCCAGGGGAGGAACCGGCCGACCTCCCGGGCGTAGTTGTTGATAGCCTCGTGGAGGAAGTCCTGGAGCATGTTCTCCTCGATGCCCACCGGGGCAGGGTATTCGTCATGCTGCCGGTAGGCGGCGGCGAACATCTCGCCGGGCGAGGAGTGCCGGATCCAGGCATGGAGCACATAGGTGATCATCTTCTCCCGGTCGCGGCCCACGGTGACGATGGCCTTGAAGTCGTTCTGCTCGCCGTTCTTCGCCGACGGATCGACAAAGGTCGCCACCTCCAGCGTCTTACCGGCGATCTCTTCAATTTCGTAATAGCCGTGATCATCGAACCATGTCTCCGGGAAGGGGGATCCCTCGGCCCCGGTCAGGTTCATCATCTCGGCGTTGAAATCAACGGACCCCATCTGCTGGCGCTTCTTTTCGAGACGCTCGGGAGGCCAGAGCGCCGGCCAGAGAGGACGCTGATCCGGCTTGCCGTAGTCCAGCCAGGCGCGATAGACCCGGCTGACGTAGAGCGTGTTTCCGTCCTCGCCCTTCATGGCAATGAACTGGGCCAGGACGCTTTTGGGGTGGAAGAGGTTCCCGACCATGATGAACGTATAGCCCGCGCCCATCGAGCCGATGACGGCCCGCTTCAGCCAGCGGATTCCGCCTTCGACGAGCTTCGGGTTCTCGACGTTCTCGTCGTTCTCAAAATCGTCCACCACGGCGAAGTCCGGGCGGTGCTGCCGGTTCTTCAACCCCCGGACCTTTTCACCACGACCACGGGCGAGGATGCGCACGCCGTTGGCCGTCGTGAAGTCGTTCGATTTCCAGGGCGCTCCCCGGAAGTCTCCAAAGTCGTTCTTCAGCCTGGGGTTCTCCTCCAGCTCCAGGCGGATTGGAAGGCTGAATCCGGTGGCCTGGTCGTTCGTGTCCGAGATGATCAGTTGAAACCAGCGAAGCGCGAAGCATACGTTCCGGATCGGCACGGCGAAGGTAAAGAATGTTGATTTGGCATGCTCGCGCGGGGCGGCGCAGAATACGGACTCGTCCCGGATCTCCGTCAGCTCTTCCCATTCGTGATGGAACTCGCCGAACTCGGCCGTGAAATAATGAGGCAGATAGGTGGCGCAGAAATAGAGCAGGTCATGCCTCGCCCTTTCCTTGCGGGCTTTCTGTTTGGCCGGCGTGTCGTCCTCGAACGGGGAGACGGACTCCGATATCCAGACCTTGAGTTTGTCCGCCCACTGGTCGAAACGATTTTCTGTAATCTCAGGTCGCTTGCGCATGCTTTGTCTTGAACTCCACGATCAGTCCGTCGAAATTGTTTGCCAATACCTTGAGCCCCTCCGGGTCGTTCGCCCGGAGATATCCGGCGATGAATTCAACCGCCTCCATGAAGAGGGCGGGCCTGTCTATTCTCATCTTCTGGTTCTCGATCTCCCTGAACTTCACGGCCAGCGCGCCGATTTTGGATAGGTTGTCCAGGGTCCCCCCCTCGATCGCGCCCGGCTGCCGCTCCTCGGCGAAAGTCAACTCGCGCTCCAGGAGCGCCTCCATCCGCAGGCCGAAAGAGGCTTTGCGCGCTCGGGCCTTGTCCCATTCGTCGAGGTCCTCGCCGGGCTTCTTCGTCTGCCCTTTCCAGACGGAGAGTGTCTGACGGGAGACATCCAGGGCCGCTTCGATCGCCGTGAGGGTTTTCCCGTCAATGTACATTTGACGGGCTACGGTCTCGATCTGGCTTTTTGCACCCTTCTCAGCCATCAGGTCAGCTCCTCGTCCAGGCGGCGGATCTCCTCGATGGCGGCTGCCAGCTCGCCCCATTTTTCTTTAAGATCGTCCCACTGGTCGTCCACCTCGGGGATCGGCAGATCCTCGGGCCTATTCAGGCTGCAATCGAGGTTGAAGCAGATCAGTCGGCAGAGCGATTTGATATCTCCGCGGAGCCGCTTGGCGGTGAACTCCAGGTTGGTCTTCTTCATGCGCCGCGTCTCATTCTGTAGGCTCATCTTTATTTCAACCTCTCCGTGATCCGTTGGAAGCAGGGGATACGACCTCTGAGATACTGCGTAAGCTCGACGGTCGCCGAGGTGGAAAGCCGGATCGTATCGACCTGCTCGCCGGCGATCTTGTCGTATTTTTGGACCAGTTTGACGTTGTTCTCGTACATCGCAAGCGCGGCGTTATGCCGCTTTTCCATCGACCGGGAAACGTAATACATCATGATCCAGGGACCGAAGACGATGGCGAAGACGATCGATCCGATCTCCCAGGTTCCGACCTTGGAAACGATGGCCGCGATGGCCGTCAACGCCGCGATTTGCTCCGGACTCATTCGACTACCCCCTCGAACACGATTTCGTAGTACCGGCTGATCTTCCAGCGATCGACCAGGTTATCCGGATTTATGCCGTAGTGGTTTTGCATAAACCCGGATGCTTTATCCGGCCCGAGATGTTCCGCGCAACCCACCTCGAATTTCGCCGTCAGTTCCGAGCAGACAACGCGATCCCAGTGGATCCACTTCCCCATGCCAATCAGATGGAGGAGCAGCCGGGGCGCCGGATACCATTGACCGATGTGCTCGCGGATCTTGTTGAATCCGGCGGTATAGACCGGAAGGGTCATGTTGATGTTGCGAACGATGAGAACCCTTTCGCCCTTGTAGGCCTCCCAGAGGTTCTGGGATTTGACCGTCCAGAGGGATTCGAGCGTGGCCCCGTAGGGGTCGGTGATGATGCCTGTATGGGTATACGTCGATTCGTTATCGACGGATTTTGCCTTCTGGACGAAGTTGATTGCGATCCCGAGGGCCATCGGGTTTTTCGTGGCGAACTCGTCGCCAGGTCGGAGTGTGGGACGATCCATCATGCTCGTTCCTCCTTCCGATAATCCTGGATGCGCTTGGTCCACCCCCGGGTAAACTTGAACTGCTCCGGATCGCTCTTCACGCGGTTCATGATCTCCGCCAGAATCCCTTCATCCGCGATCGCGACGAAGTGGACGAACTGCATCCCATTCAGGGCAACCATGAGCGCCCGGGGATCCTTCGAGCACCATTTGTTGAGCAACCCGATGGTCTCCGATCCCATGACGCCATCTGTGGCCAATTTTTCGCCGAGGTATTCCAGGGCAAGCTGGGCAACGAGAGTCGCGCGGCCTGGTCCGGAGTTCACCGCCGTATCGAATATCTCGCTGGCGATGCAGGGATCCGTAATTTCGTGAAGCCGGAGAGGATTCCACAAGAATGTTTTATAGATCGCCTTGGCCTGGACAATGGTCAGATCCTTGACGTCGGTAACGCCGCTGATGATCTTCAGATCCAGGGCGTGCCGAAACGTCTCCTCGGTGATCCCGCACTTTGTCCGCCCGCCATGATCGCAGCGGACATCCGCGAAGCCGCCTTCCAGGCTGATCGTCTGCTCAACAATGGGTTCAAAGTAATCCACGGCTACCGTCCTTTTGGTGCCTCCCCCGCAGATCCGGGGGAGGCGGGTGGCGGGTCAGTGCCCGCCTCTATTTGGCAATCGGCCAAAATGTATTCAAAGAGTGGGTGGTCGGGACTGTAGTGGGCCGCCACAGCCCCGACCGGGTGAGGAAGTGGTACGCGTCGGGAACGGATATGACAGATTGCGGAGGGGAAGTCTTATGCACGGTGCACAAAATGAAAAGCCCCTCCAGGGGTGAAGGGGCTTTCTTACTGATTGGCTGATAAGCCTTATCTGCCGCCGGAAGAAAAATGTCAAGCGTCATTGAAGAGCGAGGCCTGCTCGACTTCGTCCCTTCGGGTCGCGAGGATGTCATAAACCTCGCGGATGGAGAGCCCGGTCTCGAGGGCGATCCGGCGATGGTTGAACGGCCGCGCCGGGCTGGCATTTGCGTAGCGATCCCTGATGAATTCTACCTTCGCGACCTTGAAGAGCTTCTTGGGGCTGATCAGGTAGATCGGCACGCTCGGCAGGGCGTGGGCAAGCTTGATCGTGTTCTCCAGCCCGATTGCGCCGGCCATGAGCTGGTAATCCTCGGGCAACTGATCCTCCTTGATGTAGTCCTGCCACGTCTTTTCCATAGCTAACCCTCCCGCGCCTCCTGCGGCTGATGCTGCAACAATCCTTTAAGCCCTTCAATCACCTTGCGGGCCTGATCGGCCGTAATGATCCTCTCGATCCCCATATACTTCGTCCGCCACCGCTGATAGCCGTCCTCGAAGCGCCAGGAGACTTTCTTCCGCAGGACATCGATCATATCGAGCTGCTCCCGGGAAGGCATTATGACGACGTTTCCCGGACGCTTCGCAGCACGCCTGCGGTCGTTTGCCGGCTGCCACCGGCCGCGCCTGGCTGCGCCCGAGGTCTTGATGTAGTTGCTCTGGATCTTGAATCCGAGCGTCTTGAAATAGTTGATCAGCGCGTCCGCCTCGAAATAGGTCAGATCCTTGCTGGACCACTTCTTTGCATGGGTCTGGGCGCCGATGCTCTGCCGGTATTCATCGTCCGACAGCCCCAACTGTGTTTTGGCGATATGGATCAACCGGATCTGGATCGGTTCGATCATCTTCATCATACGCTCCTTTTATTCCATGCGGAAATTGAGTCTTGCCTCGGTAAAGTCTTGCTCGAGGCGTTGCATACATTACACTTCACCTTTCGCCACGGTTCCTCTTTATCAAGAACGGCGATCCCCGGAGTACCGTCCTTCTTCAAGTATATCCACAACGTGATCAGCGTTGCCTGTCCACCGCAAAAAGGGCAGGGAAGTAGTGAGGTATTTTTCATTCCTTTTCTCCCCATTGTCTCTTCAGATCGGCCACGGCCTGCCTTGTCGCTTCTGACATCGACGCCGGCTCCTCGTCCACCTCCCGGCTGCGCTTCTTCCTGGCCGCCTCGCGATCCGCTTCGGCCTTAGCTGCCAGCTCCGCCGCCAGATCCCAGGCGCATTTCCTCATGTAGTTGTGATTCTTGAGCCCCTTCGGGCCGCTGGCCAGAGTGGCCTCCATCGCCTTGCCCCAGATCTCCGGCGTGACGGGCCGCGTCTCTCCGCCCTGCCAGTGGACCGTTTCCTGTTCGGTCAGGTCCCGGAGGCTTTTGGCCAGCGTCAGAGCCCGACGCCAGGGGAGGGCCTTCCCCCCCTGGCGGAAGAGCCCGAGGTAATGCAGCGTCCGGATCTGGACGGAGGCGGGGAGCTTGATCACCGTTTCAATGAAATTCCGGATGATCGAGTCATTCATCCAGGCTTCCGCGCTGGCAACTGCTCCGCATGATGGGCAGACAAGGCGCATCAGATCACCCCCATCTTGCGTAGGATTCGCGCCAAGGTCTTTTCCTGTCTGAATTCGTTGACGTAATGTATAGCAAGGCAATGCGCCGCTGACTTCTTCGTCTTGGGGAGACGTGATGGGCGGCACTGAAGCCTGATCGTGGCTTCGCCCGCCAGGTTGACAGAATCCTCGATGATGATGGCTATCTTTGCCATGATTATGGTTTCTCCGTGGCGACGGCACCACGAATGGCTTCGCTGAATCCAGCAAGATCCCTCCGGATTCTCACCAAAAGAGCCCTTGCCGTAATGATGAAAGCCTGAACGACGCATATAAGCAACAGCGCTGCTATCCCGATTAACACTACGGACGTCAGCGTGCAAAACAGAGCCTGGGTTAACCCGCTCAATGCCAGTTCTATCTGCATGATTGTAGTTCTCCTTCGAGTTCAAGCCGTCCCTGATTAAAAACCAGCTCCAGGGAAGATTTCTGTAAACGGGCGGCGCGGACCAGGATCATGATGCCGCGGTGCCGCAGGCTTCGGGTTGCCGTGATGATCTCGTCGGGTGTCTCGGCAATAAAGAACCCTGGCGGATCATCGACGGCGGATGCCACCAGGAAGCCGCGCTCCATGATGAGACTGCGAACGGTCTGGCGGATCTGCACGTCGCTCATCCCCGTCCTGGCGGCGAGATCTCGCGCGGACAAGGCGCGGGCGCGCCCATGCCTCAAGAGGCTGTAGACCGCCCGCTCCTCGCCCGATAACTCAAGATCAAATTCAAATGCCGCCTGATCCACGCTGCAATCACCACTTGATGAGCAGGCCATCGAATGGCAGGCCGTGCTCGTGTTCAAAGAAAACCTTCATGTCCTGGAAGCTGTCAAACCCGTCAGCCACAACCAGGAAGGCGCGCTCCACGCCTCCATTTAGCCAGCGGCCCGACACGTTGATGCCGTTCTGGTCGATCGTGATCTCCTCGACGCTCTTGCATGGCGCTATGCCCAACTTTCGACACACTTTGGTTCGAAGGCCGTAGTATAGAAAGAGGATCTCGCCGGGGTGTGGGTTCCGACCATCGCGCCTTTTGGCTCGGATGCTCTGGCGCTTCACCCGGCCGACCGGATGCTCCTTGAACCCTTCCTCGACCATCTCGGCAAACCGCTTTTTGAATCCTAAGAGTGGCATTGTTCTCCTCCACTGATCAAATCCCGTCCCCATCTGCAAACGCTACATCAGTGTGCCCAAAGTGGGCTGCTCCACATTTCTTGCAGAAGTACTCTCCGCAGAAGTAACATTGAAACAGTCTCCCGAACGGACTCGGAAGCTTGAACTTGTCACCGCATCGGCACGGAATCGGCTTCACCTTGACAATTGCCCGCGTCTGCTCCCAAATCATTTTCAGGTACAAGGCGTCGTCCCATCGCTGGACCTGGCAGACACTCATGCCGCCTCCCCGTCCGCCTCTTCCTTCTCGTCCCCTTTCAGCAAGGCCTCGACCAGTTTGTCGATCTCGCTGTCCGTGCTCTTGATCAACACGGCGTCCCCGTCTGCTCCGACCGTCACGCCGATCCGCTTCAGATCCGCCGCGGGGAGCTGTTGCAGGGCGCCCTTGACGAGCTTCTCCGTGGTCTTGATGAGCATGTCCGCCTGCTCGACGAAATGCTTTTTGATCAACTTGATAACCTGGCCGGCATCGCTCCAGGAGATCTTTCCCTTCTCCTTCTGGATGCCGATTTTCACCCCGTCGATGACCATTGTACGGGGCTTTGTGAAGAGCTCCCTGCTCTCATCGATTGCCGCATGGAGCTTTGCCTGGCGCTCGGCAACCGCTTCGACCTTTCTCTTGATCGCCACGATGTGCTGCCGTTTGATCGCTGCAATCTCGTGTTCCGCCACGAGGACGGCCTCCGTAAGCTGCCTGCGCCAGTCCGAGTAATCCTTTGTCAGTCTTTCGATTTCACCTAATGTCATGTCTCGCTCCTTATGATTTGAAGTATCCGCAGCCGACGCACTTGTCGGGCTCGCGAGATTGCGGTACAATGCATACCGCCGTGTCGATCCGTGTCCTCCTCACCTGGCAATGGATTCCGTTGCCATTGGGCCGTTCACCCGGGGCCACTCCTGCAAAGAGTCCGGGCTGTTCGGTTGCGGTTCGACGCGGCTTTTTATCCTTCGGTTTCGCCCAGCGGCGTTCACGCTTCGTCATTTCTTTTACCTCAGAATGATTTGCAAACAGGCGGGTCCGAAATAGATCACCGCCAGGAGGATGATCACCCAACAGAACCGCTCCAGCAGATCAAACTGCCGGTCAAGATCCTCCTCCCATGATCCCCGCTCAATGAAGTTTCTAAATTTCTCGGCCATGATCCCCCTCCTCAGATCGCCATGATGACGGCTTCATTGACCTTCGACTCGCCCAGTTCGTGAGCCTTGTTCATCGCCCGCGCCGCGTAATTATTGACCGTCAGTGGATAGGCGTGGGAGATTACCTGATTCTGCCGATCCTGGAGCTTCAGCCGGAGTGACAAAGCCGGGAATGCATCGTCGGCGAAGATGTCACTGACCTTCGCGCCGATCCGTTTGAACTTCAGCGTCAGGTAGTCTTTGATGTTGCCGTTAAGCCCCTTGATCTCCGCCGTCTGGATTCGCCGGATCACCTCGCGCATCTCGATGTGGGCCTGCTCGGAGAAGATATCCTTGAGCTCGACCTGGCCGACCAGGATGATCCCGAGGAGCTTCCGGTAACCGTCTTCAAGTTCATAAAAACGCTTCAGGTATTTCAGCGTGCTCGTGTGGAGATCGTGCGCCTCTTCGATGATGAGCACCGCGCGGAACCCCTGTTTCGCCCGCTCCAGGAGGAGCTTGTGGACCTGACGGGTTTTATCCTCCAGCTTCATCCTCGGCCGCTGCTCGGAGAGGTCCATGACAATCGCGTCGCAGATACTGGCCGCGTTCACGCGGTTCTTGTCGATCATCTGCGGAAAGATCACGATGACGTCCCCGTCCTTTTTGAGCTGCTCTACCACCTTGCGCCGCATGACGGATTTGCCGGAGCCCACCTCCCCGATCACCGCCAGGAATCCTCCGTGGCGCGCCGCGTCGATCATTGCCGCCTCGATGTAGCGATGCTCCTCGCTCATGTAGATGTCCGAATCCTTCTGGATGTCGTCGATGAACGGGTTCCTGAACAACTTGAAATATTTCATTGCCTCTTGACTGATCATCTCCACCTCCCCAGTGATGAATATTTGTTCCGGATCTCCCGGAACCATTGCCGGATTTCGCCGGGTCGCCCACATTTTCTTGTTAGTCCCAGACGGTGCTGCATTTCGCAGATCCTTGCCCAGCGGCTGCCAGATGTCCCCCAGCGTCAAATGCCGTTCCGCCAGCCACTGCATGGCGCGTGGATTCGTTTTGATCATCCACTCCACTTTGCCCTTCGCTTCAGGATGATCGATGGGGATGTAGCCTCTGTTCAACATCAGGTTGACCGACGGCCGGGAGATCGCCAGCACAGCGGCGATCGTCGCCTGGCTGATGCCGCAGTCCAGGGCCAGTTCCTTGAGCACGATGGGTAAAAAATTCATCTTGTATGCTGTTGCCCCGTTCGCCTTTGCCACTGCTTCACCTCCCCGTTGTTAGTTCTTGACCTCAAAAGCATGAAAAACGAACGCGCCGCCAGATACCTGAAAGGTTCCTATGTATTCTCCGGGATTTTCTACGATGAGGTGCCCCGTGCCATATATCGCGATGCAGCGCGGTTCTTTCGGCGCTAACGGCTCGCAGAGCGCCCATAGGCAGGGCGTTGCATTTTGTATCTGTATCCCGAGCAGTTTTGCACCACGCGGCATCATCATCGTCTGTCTGTCTTGAATATCGAGCATCCATTTCCATATTCTCATACCCGCCTCCTTATCCTCCCACCACTGCTGTCTTCCGTTCCTCCGCATGCCACGTCCCATCCTGTTCCTGTATTGACGCGATCACCTCCTCTGCTTCCTTGACCTCGATTCCGGAGGAGTACTGCGCACGGAGGGTCCGGTTCATCTCCGGGGCAATGATTCCGATCTCGGCGCTGAGCCGCTTCAAAAATTCGACAAAGGAGATCTGCCTTTCCACAATTCCTCTCGAGAGGACAGCGGCGTCGGTCGTCAACTTAGTGTTTACCGGCATATCCTCAGCCGGTTTTAACTCGAGGGGCGTTCCCTTCCTCTCGATGAACTCGACGTTGCCTACTTTGTCCGCCTGATGGCCGAAGACCGTCAGCGGCGATTCCTGCCCCATCGGCGGCGCCTCGGCCCGGCGCTTGTCTCCCGTGCCTTTCCAGGTGAGACCCCACTCCTGACCGATCTTCTCCATCTCCGTTTTGGCTTTCTGCGTCGCGGTGTGCTTGATTCCCTTGTATTCCCCATAGTGCACGCCGATCATCGGGCGGCCGAATCGATCGACATCAATGGGCTGGCATAGCCAGACGAAGCCGTTGAAATGGACCTCCACGGCGGGCCGCTCATAGGGATGGCGAACCACGCTGACCCACTGGCCGGCCGCCTGGGGATCGGGAACCTGGTAGACCATTCCGTCCAGGCGTATCAGTTGGCTGCCGCTGGCCTTACTATTGATGGTTGGTTCCTTGATCAGGAGGCGGTAATATTTTTCCTCCGGGCAGAGGCGGAGCTGCTCCGCCGTGATGTAGGACCAGAGCACGGAGCGGGGAGCGACGCCGCGCATCAGCTTGACGGCGTTGTCGGCGATGCACCAGTCCAGCGCCCAGCGGTTCAGCTCGTCCAGATCCGCGGGCCGCTGGAGCTTCAACCGCCCTTCGAAGCGGTTGATGTGGTGCATCATCCCTTCGATCGCCCCTTTCGCCCTGGGATTGCCCGGCATGTGCGTCTCCAGTTTTACCCGCAGCGCGTCGAATAAGGCCTGGTTTGCCTTTGCCGCGACGATCGATCCGCGGTCCGTCACGAGCATGAAGGGAACACCGTGAAAACGGTATTTTCCGATCTTGGTGCCTGATGAACCGTTCCAGGTGTGTTCGATCAGCTCATCCTTCGGCCGCATCGCCTCGAAGAGGAATTGCGACCCGTCCGCAGCGCGTTCGCCCGAGGCGTAAAAATACCGGAAGTAAAAAGCCCCGCTGCAATGATCGACTACGGCGTAGCGCAGGAGCTCCTTTTTGATGGCCCGGACCGTCTTGACCAGTTTGTTCTTGTAGAGGGTCATCTCCTCGTCCCGCTCGCCCAGGCCCCGCTTCTCGTCCAGGAAGTACTGGAGGCAGTTGGTCACATCAAACTGCCAGACGTGGTTGGGATGGTCGGAGAGCAGGGTTACGTGGGGGGAGGGGCGGAGAAGATCCTTGGCTGATATCTGCTCCTGGCGCATCCGGGAGAGGAAGCGGCTGGTCGAGACGCCGGTTTCGATCCCGGAATCCTCCAGGATCTCCTTGGCGTCGCAGGATGGGAGCGGAATCTGCTTGGACGTCCGCTTCGAAATCAGCAGGAGCGCCGAGGCCTCCATGAGGGTCTGGCGGGTGGCCTTCGACTCCCCCTTGCCGGTCCGCTCCTCGCGCCGCCGATCCCCCCGCAAGCCCGCCCAGCGGTTGACGGTTGCCGAGGTGACACCGTAATGACCGGCCAGATTCTTGACCGCCTGCGCGTATTCGCCTGCCGGAAGACCGCGCAACGTCGCCTGTACGTGATTCTGTATGGATTCAGAGACCGCCATGGCCGTTATCCTTTTTGAAAACGTCGATATTCCAATTCAGCGTCGATGACCGGGATTAGCTGGATAGAACCGGCGCCGATCATGACCCCTTTCATGATGGATAGTTCCTCGTCCGTATTCTCCATCAGGGTTAGGGCATTCCGGCACTTATGCAGGAAGGTTTCCGCGGCCAAAGCGCGCAGCTTGTACTGCCGCATCGGGTGCTTCGGACATTCCTCCACGTGCGCGGTAAGCGCCTCGTGATTGCTCGGCGGTGTCCCGGGAGGATAGACCATGCCGCAGAAGACACAGGTCAAGGCCCGCGTGTCTTCGATGATGGCAAGCCACTCTTCGTTCAACCGTTCGACTTCAGCCTCCAGTCCTTTGATTTGTTTCGTCCAACCGTTCTCAATTGTCTCCATCGGGTCCTCCTTCGGGACCGGCTTTTCCGGTCTTCTTCGCATCCACGGCAGCCTGCCGCTGGGCGCGCTTCGCCGTGACCTTCTTCCCAATCCCACGGCCAACAAAGCACGGCTGGTTATCGATGAGCGTCTCTTCGGGGATCAGCTCAAGCTCGTCCTCCCTGATTTCCCAGGGTACGGCCTCGGCATCCCGATACGCCTCTTCGAGTTTCATACGCTCTTCCAGACAGGCCTTGCTCATGAGTATCAGCAGATAGTAATAGCTCCGGATGACGATCTCCGGCGCCTCGTTAGGTTTGATTGTTTTGTGGATGTCCGAAAGCCAGCCCATAAAATCGATCTGGACCTGGGAGAGAAGGTTTATCGCGTCCTGCTCCTCTTCGGTCAGATCCGTCTTCACGACCGTCTTTTCCAGGCGCTTGAGGTCCCGCTCCATCCTGTTGATGACCTTCTCCTTGGCGGCAGCAACCTTTTTCTGAGCGCTCAGTGCGGCCTCCAGCTCTTCTTTTTCCGCCTTGCTTGCTGTTTCGAGGTTCTCCAGGAGGGCTTGGATATCGTCTCTGTGCTCGGCGTCGAGGGGGATCGTTTCACCGGCGTAGGTGATGGCATTTCCGGCGACCGCCGCCATTTTTTGATCTACCGCCATTCCCAAGTATTTGATTTTACCTAAGTCAACTCCGGAAAATTGGCGGAACGCCGCCAAAAATTCAAGACGGAAGGGTTGAAGGTCTTCGAGATGTTCATCGACTGTCCGCCGTTTTACACCTATTGACTCGCAGAACTCATCCCATGTCATACCGAGACGGGTGCGATATTCCTTTGAATCCTTAACCTGTTTCAGTAGGAGAAGATCGAAAAAACCTGCCTGCTCCTTAAAGAAGTGCGTCGCTTTGATCTTTCCTTTCATTTCATAGAGGGCGGCGATCGCCTCTTCCTTCTCCCGCTGTGCCGTGACGGCGTTCGTCTCGATGTTCTTCCGGGTCGCTTCCATCGATTCCGCCGCTTCCGAATAGTTCTTCACCAGTTTGTCCGCTTCCGTTGTCATCGTTCACCCCCCACCAATTCAGTTAATTCCGTTTGTGCCCGTTCGATCTTCGCCTCCGTCACGGTCTTGCGCCTGGCCCACAACACAGCCAGCCGCATCCCCAGTACGTACCCGTCGCCGATCCGGTCCACCCACCGCATGTCCTCCATCGTGCCCACCTGGCGGAAGACCATGTCCGTGGAGAGCCCCGTCAACCGGGTCAATTCCGAAACGCTCAGGGGATCCTTGGAATCCTGCATCACCCCGAGAATCCGGTCCGTCGTGATCAATACATCGATCTTCCTGCAACTCTTCGCCGCCATACTCACCTCCCGTTTATTGTGCCTTCACCAGTGCCTTTTCCAGATCCTTGAGCTCATGAGTTTTCTTTGTGATTTCCTCCTTGAGTAGTCCTATCCGCGCCCGGACCACGTCTTTGCCCTTGAGGGCCTTGTAATTGCAGGCATCCACGAGGATAAACAGCGTCTCCCAATCCCCCGTTACGGCGCAGAAGGCGGGCAGGATATCGCCGGACATGCCCCACCGCTTATTCCCGTTAAAATCGAGGACGTCGTTCGACAGATCCCTGCTCTCGGCCGACCAGCCGTCCAGGGTGCTTTTCGGCACCTCTTTCCCGCTCAGCTTGTAGATCTCCGCGCAGATGTCGATCCGATCTTTTCCGGAGTTCTTGATGGCGTTTGAGACGGCGTGGCGGAGCCGCATGCTGATGTCCATGCTGCCCGGCGCAGGCGGGATTTCGGGTTCGAGGTAGGTGAAGAGGCTGATCTGCTTTTCGTCAGTTTGTTTGCGCGTTTTTGACATTGCAATCCCCCCGCTTTTATGTAAAATCAAATCAACTTTGAAAAAGGACCTTCGCTATGGGAAAAACAGTGGACATGGAGGAATGGATCGGAAATGCCCACGCCCTGATGTACGATTTGAAGCCCAAGGATGCAGGCATCGAGATCTTTGAACACGGGATGGCAGAAGAATCCTTCGCTGCCTTGGTGGATCGGGAAACGGCCCGTGTGAATGGTGCGCTTATCGCCATGAGCCTTGCTAAGAATCGTGACGCGGTGCACGCCATATTCAATGCGCTGTCTCGTGATACCGTCATTGTTTTTTTCTCTCGCTGGGCGCATTACTACAAGGAATGGAAGAGCTATGAAGGCAATCCTCATCCGCCTTTGTGGATGCCGCCCTTTGATCTTTGGAGAGCCATATTTCTTGCGATGACGGATGACGTGGCGGCAGCATCAACTGCCGCACAATTGATCTGGGGGGACGCGTGTAAAGTATGACGCTACTTAATCTTGGCCAGCTACTTATGTCCATTTTGCTTTCCTCCTATGCGGCCCTCTTGGGCCAGAGATCCTCGACCGCCATGCCGAGGGATTCGGCGATGACCTGTCGAGCTAACTTCCCCTTCTCTTTTGCTCCTATGCGCCGACCGGTGATGATCATGGAGAGAAAAGGTTGTGAGACGCCGATCTGCTCGGCTAATTTGGTTCGGGAGCGATTGTTATTCTCATATTTTGGCGAACCAAGCTTTATGTGGAATATTTTCATCGCCACGATAATCCAAGGGATAAGGATGAGAACCACGAATAGGCAGATGAACGCCGGGTCGGGTTGTATTTCCGACACAACTGGTTTTTCCCCGAAAATCACTGCTGCGGTGAGGGACACGATCCCTATGATCGCTACGATGGCCACCATCATGTCATCCTCCTCGTTATGATGTCTATTTATGGGTTTCCTAATGATCTATGACCTTTGTTTTTCTTCCACGTCCGCTGTTTTTTCGTCCATAGTTGACGATTCCATGAATATGTTGCCTGCTGAACCCGGACATGGTCGCTATAAGATCAGTGGCCACACCGCGATCAACCAACTCGCTAATCATGTCGTCTCTGGAATTTTTATTTGGATTGTCCTGATTGATCACCTGTGCTTCCCAGGTGGTAATGCCGTACTTGTAGCGATTTATGGCAATGCCGTAATAATCGGCAAGAATTTTTTGCGCGCCTTCTATGCCGTAGATTTTTCTGAGTTCGTACATCTGCTGACTACTTGGAAGGATCGTGTTTCCCTGTGCATCGCGAACTTCTTTGGTCATTTTTTCATTCAC